CTCGGAATGCACACCAGCTAATGCCTCTGGCGTTTCTGCGCGTGACGTTCTGGCAGATATAAATGCCTCGGATGCGGCTGACGTTAATTCTACACGATCTGATTTGGTGGTAATCAATTGCTGTAGATGGGGTGGTAACTCGTTAATCCATCGTTTTAGCTCGGCAAACAATGCGTCAAACAATTGGCTGGACGTGGGCGCTGTGACGACAACCTTATTTGGGAAACGCAGAAGCAAGTACCAAAGCATCGCCCAAGATGCCGAAGTTGATTTTCCTGTACCATGCCCAGACCTGACAGACATTTTACGCTCGCCAGTAGCTATGGCATTGAGAAACTCTTCCTGATAATCGTATGGTGTAGCGCCCAGCACTTCTTTAACAAATAACACTGGATCGTCACGATAGCGCAAAACAAATTCTGTTAACGGGTTATCACTCATCTGATACATCCTCATAATCTGCGTCAATCGTTTTGGCTTCGCGTTCCAGATCTTCTTTATGGATAGCCGCCAAGTCAGAATTAACTTTGCGTAGGGCGTCTAGGTGCATGTCGCCAACTGAGATATTCACGTTTGTCTGTGGCCTCGTGCCATATCTATCTTGGTTGTACGAGCTTGCCATAAATTTACGCCATTGCACCTTCTCTCTCGTGGCGGCTATTTCACTGCTTGTCGAGCCACCATCCAAATCATCTACCATTGTTAAGCCCTGCTCGACTAAAGCATCTGCGGCGTGGCGTCTGGCTTCGTTCATGGCCTTCTCATATTCTGGCACTTTATTCAGTGACGAGCCAAGGTATTGTCTGGAACATCCATATTCTACAGCCATTTTCGTCAAAGTATTACCTGATGCGATTTGCTCAAACAGGTATTCAACTCCGCCTTTCTTCTCGACATCTGAAAGGATCTTCCTGCGTAATGCCTTGCCAGCCATTAATATTCTCCAATTTTTTTTAAATTTTACAATAGGTAAGTGTTATATTGCAAGGGGGTCTAGGGGGTCACTCGTGTGTGTGAAAATGTGTACAAACAACCCCCCGATTTTTCTACACAGGGGGGGGTCAAAAAATATGCTAAATCGGCTAGTTTCGGGTAAATGGAACAACGCATAGCTCATAATAGCCTTATTTTACTGTAAAACAGCCTAACCTATTGTAATCATTAGATAAACTGTAGATTTACCCTATAATGTCCGATAATGTATATTATGTTAACTTTCAGATTATCAGGACGATTGACATATGAAATGCTATCTGCTACGCGCTCACGCGCCTGCAACGACGCTCGTATGCGTTTTGTCACGCTCAATGCTACCAATAATTAATGCAGTAATCTGCTTGTCTCCTCAGCGTGTTGATCATGTAATTCAATGAGAGCCTCTGCTAATGACTGTATGACAACCTCAGCCCCAACTACATGCAACCTATCTGTTATGAAGTCGCATAACATATCCAGCTCTTGATCGTTCTCGTCAGTATTCCTGCAATGAAGATCTAATGTTAGTTTGATGTTAAAGTCTGTCACGTCAATTAACCTTGTTATGTGACCGCGTAGCTAGGAAGAGGAGATGTGCTACGCGGTCTAGTCTAGTGGGAAACATGCTATAAATGCAAAAATAGCACGTTTGTAGGGAGGAGAACCCACTAGATACAGTATGCCTCATGAAAGGCGTTGTTTCAAGCCTATACAACCTCATTTCCCAGCTCGTGAGCCAGCGCGAGGTATCCACACCCATCAATCGAGCTATCAGCGTGAGATCCGTTGCGTAACCTCGCAACCTTCAACAGCGCCATCATGTTTGCCACATCAAACGCCGTGACATCTTTGCCAAGATAAGCGCTCCACATTTGTGCTATACATCCAAAGTTATCAGTCGCACTTCCGTACTGCCTCGCCCTATCACCATTAATCAATTGATCAGCTCTGCCAAGCACCTCTGATCTCGTCATACTCTCATCACTCATATGTCTATCTCCTGTTTTGACATCGTTACCTTCGCTCGTCTCCTCGCTTGCCTGCAAGACCCACTTCGCCATACTTTTGTTCCTTTTTACTTAACCCCGATTTTACCTATCATACTATTCCCGAATAATAATATAATAATATAATATACCTATAGGTATATATTATTATTATTATTTAGGTTACCCGATAATAATTGTAATTATTATTATGCCTCATAAGTGTTTGATATTGTTAATAATAATAGTGTTTTTTGGCCAATTATTATCACCTAATTTACCTCACTTTTCCAAAGCTATCAGTGAACCATACGAACCCCTCATTTTGGACAATATGACCAGCAGATTGAAGGCCATTAATTGCCTGCTTATATATTTGAGGCGGATTTGCTACGCCAGCTATTTTGCCTAAGAAGTGCTTTTTAATTTCTTCCTCTTCAATGACCCAGAATGTATTTGGCTCAGGCCAGCCAACGCCAGCACCATTAGATTTACCTATTCCTTCGCCTCTTAGTTGCTGGAAGCACGTCTTAAATAAGATCTGGTTTTTACCCCTGATAGATTTCTTTTCAGCGTCAGCCACATCATCTGAAGTTGCTGGAATAATAACGCAAGTTGTAACTGGATCACCATCCATATCATTGCCCAGCTCAATTACCTTCAACTTAAAGTAAAACTTCTTTCCGCCTTCCAGATCTCTTTGCTTGGTAGCCAATGCAGTTCGCAGACCTGTCGCCTCGTCATAACTCAGCTCTATCTCAGTTTCCACAGCCGCACGCAATGAGCTGTGACCACGAGCCTTTGCTTCCAGATTTTTACCTGAGTGATGCACCAGCATAAGATGAGCGCTCGTTGTAGCCCTGATCTTATCCACAGCAGAAATCACAGCAGTTGCACTTGCAGGAGAATTTTCATCGCCAGCAGGCATTGACCGAGATAACGTATCCACGACAATCATTGCAATGCTTCCATGTATTCTTTTGATTTCCTCACATAAATCCACGATCTTATTTACGTCAACTTCACCATCCAGCAAATTGAGTGGCAATGGCCTCACAGCCAGCTTCACGTCTTTATGCTCTGGGTACTGCTGTTTAAGCGCCACGATACGATTATGCGTGGTTGTGCCGCCTTCCAGAGCCAAGAATAACACCACGCCACCCTTAACTTTATTACCATGCCAATCTTGGCTCGCTGAGACATGCCACGCAATGTCCTGCACGAAAAACGATTTACCAACATTAGATGCGCCATACACCATCGACAATTGCCCCTGACCAAACCAGCCCTTCACTAAATAGCTCCTGTCGAGCTGTGCAACTGCATCATTAGGGAAAAACACCTGATCAAGCAGGCTCTTAATTTCCAGAGCCTTTGCCGTAGCCTCTTTGCCACGATTGACCCACATATCAGAGAAATCCCAGCCTTCGACATCAGGCACAACAGATTGCACATTATGATCATTGACGCACTTCTCAATGGCTTTCATGCCTGCCTCGTCGTTGTCACCAGCCACCACAATGCGTAAATTTGGGCGTGCTTCAAAAAGCTCACCTATCACAGCGGTTAAATTACCAGCCGATAATGCAAACACTGTTGGCCTGCCTGTAGCCAGATGCACTGACATTGCAGTCGCCCAACCCTCACAGACATAAATCAGATCGTCTAATTTGCCGCCAATAACGCTAAAATTACCAGTTACAGGCATACCAGTAGAAAATTTCTTTGATCCTGCTGGATCAATATTCTGGACGCCAACACGTTTGCCCTGAGCGTTTATCACTGGGATAACCAGCAAATCGCCATTTATATCGGCGTTACCAAGCCCGATCTTTTTCTTGATCAGATATGGATGTGTCGCCTCTGGCTCTGGCTCAGGCCAGCTTATTGTATATTTTTTCGTCACTGGCTTCTCATTTTCATCAGGCCATAACCTCTGGTTTCTTAGCGCATCCTTTATGCCAGCAAAATCTGAGCATTTACGACAGCTCACCATCACGCAGTTCTGAGCATCTTCCCTGATCCAGAACCGATCTACGCCTTGGCATACAGGGCAAGCCCCATGATATTCGCCAATGGCAGTCTTTTTCAATGATAATGCACTTATAATTTTACTTGAATATTGATCCCAGTTTGCATTTGGAAATTTTGTGTTTTGCATTTTATCCCTTCCTCAATTTATCGGACATAGTGGACATGTCCTGCTTTTGTCTTGTCCTGTCTCGGACATAGTGGACATGTCTCTCAAATGTCCTGTCGTGTCCGTTAGACAAAACCTCGATCAGTTCTGTCTAACGGCATATTTAATTAAAATGGAATGTCATCTTCCAGATCATTTGATGGTGTAGGTGTAGCTGGTGGCAATCCAAATGGATCTTGCTCCACACCATTAATTGGCGTTGCACCACTAGAAAATCCGCCTTCAACTTCAGTGAATGGATCTTCACTCTCCTGCTTATCAGCTAATTCCAACACTTGCACTGCTCGTAATCTCAGAGACACGCCGTTGATCGTTCCAGTGTTGAATGGCACGACTGTCACTGCGATATTTACAGTTGACCCAGATGTCAGCTCAAATCCGTCAGGCAATTTTTTGCGTGATGCATCGACCTGACGTGGTGGGTTTGTGGCTTCGCCAGAGTAAGAGCCTTTTAGTTTAGCCTTACCAATCCAATCGCCCTGCTTATTGTCATCAATCTTATATGGCAAACTTAATGGTTGCTCAGGCCACTTGCGTTTACTTGTCTCTAACGCCGCCGCATTTTTATATGACTGCATACAAATTGCGTTCAGCTCTTTGCACTGCTCACCTGTAAGGTTAAACGACATCTCGTAAGCCGCCCCCTCTTCTTTGGGATCACATTTGACACTGCGAAACTCTTCTTGGTCAAATCTGTATGTAGTGTTTAGTCTTGGATATAGCGCTTTCACGCCGTTTATTATGTGTTGCATTTGGCAACTCCTTTTTGTTGTACGCAGTACCCCTGCGCTGGGATTAGTTTATAAGCCGTGATCTTCGTCCAGATAAGCTGGAAGATTAATTGTATCCAGCTCAGGCCATCCAGTGTCAAAAGTGTTTGTATCTTGTGCCACTTTAATTTTTCGCAATGTCTTAAACATCTCTGCCTCGGCGTACTTATTATATTTATCTGACATCTCATAGCAGGCTGTAGCGTATGAGCCTTTTTCAGTAGCAATAAATATAAAGTTTGTAGTTTCAATTCCACATAGCTTTAAAACGTAACGATAAAAACATGCCTGCAAATCGTAGCGGAAATTTCTCACAGCCTTATCAAAGCCGCGATAAGATGCGTCCAAGCATGACTTTAGATCTATTACTATGCCAGCCTCTTTTAACAATCCATCTGGACGAACCTTGAGATCTAAACCTGTTTCTAAACACGTCGCCATAAAGCTGTATTCAGCCAGCAGATCTTCATTGGTTAATAAATTTCTAGCCATTTTGTTTTGTAGGCAACCATCGACCATTTTTTGACACTGCTCGTATTCACCTGTTGGTAGCAATATCTGATCATCACCTAAAAAATCTTCCTGCTCTTTCCAAGCCTTACTACCACGCCGTGATAAACCTGAATTATACACAAGGTCTTTCTCTGGCTCTAGCATCATCGCATGAAATGCCGAGCCAAGAATCATAGCTGGCGTGGAATTAAACTTAGAGTTCTTCCAGTGGTATAATGATGACGTTGCAACTGTCTTTACAGCGCTTGACGAGATTGCAGGCAGTTCGTGGTATGCCTTATTTGACAGCTCTTCGCTGGGTATTATCTGCATTTATATTCTCCTAATTTACTTGTTTAAAACTTCTGCGCCATATAGCGCAATGAGTGCCGCTTCAGCGCGACCATCATCTTTCTTCCTGACAAACTTCTCAGCATAATCAGGAAATCTCTGCATTGCCAATTGGCGGCTGGTATCTTTGTCAGATGTCAGGCCAAAGTGTTTCTTCCATTTCTGAGGCGTGACTAAATGCATTGGCGTTTTGTTAGCCGCCACACATGCAATCAATGCGCCATATCCCATACCAAATCTAAATGTGGCAACCGACGATTGGTTTGGCCTTGATGCCACCTGTTCAACTACAGCCATACGATCTTTAGCCTCTGGCTCTAACAAATGTAATAACGAATGAATATCAATTTCGTTTTTGCCCTTTGAGTTTAAGATGACAGGCATATCGATGACATCCAGATCTTTAGTGCGCGTGCAGTAATGTGCAATCGCCCCAGAAAAACCACAATCTACACCGACAACAATCATTCATCTTCCTCTGGCTTGGCAACTTCAACGCCAGCTTTGGACGCCGCCATATAAGATGCCATCCTAACAAACGCATTAAAGCTCAGAGCCGATTTATTGGCGGCCTCAGCAACGGCTTCATATTGAGCCTCGCTAAAATTAATTAATACTCTCTTATCAACCATTTGTTTTCTCCTTGGTTTAATTATCTAAGCACTGCGACCTGAGCCACAGTGCTTATTAATTAAGCCGCTATTGCCTGCGCCTTATAATCCTTAATCGCCTGCAATGTGTCAACAACCTCAGACCATGAGTATGCAAAGTGAGTTTCAATAACCCCAAGATCAACGTAATCCCCACAGCCCTCAGCGTAGCCACCCAGCCAATATCTAGGCTCATCATCGTAGTAGTAATGTTCCATCTCGATCTCTATGCCCAGCTCCTTAGCCAATCGCCTAGCCTTACTTGCAGTTGCCCCAGCGTTTCGGTTTTTTGGCTTCTTTGCCACATGAGGTATCACCATGCCATCTGGCGCAGTTAACTCATAAACCTCAGAAACTCTAGCGCGTCTCTTAACTCGCTTGTCTTTAATGCTCACGATTTCGCAAGTCAAACCACATACATATCTGCGACCTTGAACCAGTTGCCAGTGATGCCCAGCGACAACCAAAAATACACGCTCTGCATTGCGATACTTCACAGTGCCTCTTAACCAGCCAGCAAGTGTAACGCCATCGGTGCGATTTAAACGCATACCATATGACTTCCGCGCAAAGCGGACGCCACACTCAGCAAATGCATCTCTGATCTGACGAGTGCTAGTGCCTTTGACACTTCTCACGCCACTGAGGTGACGCACAAGTCTCGCCGCCTCACCTGTTGTCATACCAGTGATTGCACTGACAACTGCCGCGCCACAGTAGCGGTTTCGATCCGCCTTTGTAGTGCCGTGATTAACTGGTTTGATTTTTAGCTTAGTCATAATAAAGTCTCCTCGTTTGTGTTTATTCACTCAATATAACAGCTATTCAGATGGCGTCAACAACATAATGATATATAAAAGATATATTTTCCGCTTGACCGCATCTGAATACCTGATATATTGAGTGAATAAACACAAACATTAACGGAGAATACAAAATGAAAATCACAGTACAACATGCAAATCGTAACCGCGAAACTGGCAATATTGAAGAATTTACATCAGTTGCAGAAGTGCAAATCCCAGTAGAAATATCTGCATATGAAACAACTAATGATGCTCTTGAGTATGCATATCGTTGGACAAATAACATTGAGGGATCTTGGTCTAACGAGTTTTCTATAATTACTATTGCAGATGGTAGCTCTATTATAAATGGTGATTTCAATAAAGATGTTACTGCATTAGAGCGTAGGGAAGATGGATTAGGTCTGCGATCTACAATGGCGTTTGATAGGTTTATTGTTGATGCACAAAGGCACGATGGCGAAATACTTCCAGAGCGCAGAAGAGTTTTTGAATGTGCATTTGTTGGCTTCAAAGAATTACAAGTTGAGGAGACAGTATAATGGAAAATTTTGTAAAAGATTGGAAAGATCCAAAGTCTAATCGTAACACTGGCAGAAAGTGGAGATTGAGTGACGAGCTTGAGCAGGCTGGTTACTTTATCAGCCGCGATTATCCGCATGGATATATTATGCATAGGCATTCTCGAACAAGAGAAATTCATTGGAATACTACATTAAAAAATATGGATCAGTGGATCACATGGAAGAAAGATACACTGTTTGACCATGAAGACATTAATAATTGGGAGATTAAATAATGAATACAACTTGGGAAAATGCTTACAATGAAGCAATCGATTTGGCTGTTGAGTTTCCAGAAATTGAGCTTACATCAGCCCTAAAACAATTTGCGTTTAATCATGGCATCAAGGAAGGCGATGACATGGCTAAATTTGTAAAATGGGGCTGGGAAAAAATGTACCAGCAATGGGCAGATTACGAGCGTAAATAACTGCTAGGGTTAGGCACAATGATATATAAATGATATATTTAGTGCTTGACCCTATCTAAATAACTGCTATTCTACTTAAATAAACATAAACACAAATGGAGATTAACATGGGCTGGCACGAAAACGATTATCACGATAAATGGGATAACCCAAGATATGTAGCCGCAGTTGAGGCAAGCATAAAAGCCAATGCTAGAAAAAGCAGGGCTAAAAAGTTTTACGCCAATGATGAGCGAGCGCAGGAAATTACAGAATTTCTAGCTGGCTCTAGCTACGATAATGCAGATAGCTTTCTTGGCAAAATGGAAACAGCATTAAATGACTATGGGTCTTTAACTGAAGGCCAGCGCAATGCTGTTGTAAAAATTATTGACAAACGTGCGGCTCTGGTTGCCGAGCGCCAAGCGGCTGACGCTGACTGTAAGTGGGTGGGTGTTGTTGGTGAACGTCAGGCGTTCAGCCTAACAGTACAGCACGTTGTGGCTCTGGAAGGATATTACGGCACGACATACATTAACATATGCCGCGATGAGAATAATGACATCGTTGTTTATAAAGGATCTAATGGCTGGTCAAAAAAAGGCACTGATGTAACTTGCATGGCAAAAATTAAAGAGCATGGCGAGCGCGATGGTGTTAAGCAAACTATTATCCAGCGCCCTACAAAAGTAAAAATCAATGGTGAGGATTGGTAATACTTACTCAGGTCAGGCACAATGATATATAAATGATATATTTAGTGCTTGACCCAATCTGATAATCTGTTAGATTACTTAAATAACATAAACATTAACGGAGAATACAAAATGACACTTACTGAAAATCAAAGCGCCGCAATGACTGCCTTAATCAAAAATTGCTTGGATGTTATGGGCGGCACTTGCGTTGCAGATTTAGTTGACGATCCTTGGGTATATGCGAGAGCTGAAGATCTTGTAAATGCTGGTTGGACGCAGAAGCAAGCCGAGGGTACTTTTGGATCATTAGTTGCTGGCGGTTATATTTATCACGATGTTGGTGGTAACTACACTAATGATTTATATGCCCTTGATGGTTACGATGTAGATTTTAGCAATCTACTTCAGTTCCACAAATAGGTGGTGGCATGAATACTTCAATGATCATCGACGGATTGGCTATTGCACTTTTTGCTTTAGCCACCATCCACCTTCCA